ATGATTTAGTTATTCTCAAACAAGTCGAAATAAAGCTTAAATAACTTAAAATTCAAAAGCTTACTATATAAAATGATGAGGCTATATTATGACGATTAATCGTAGTGCGATGTTGCAAGCAATCAAGTTACAGTTAGAAACCAAGCTAAAAGATAAAGCTCAGGTTTTATTCTTAGCCACAGAGCAACCAATCTCATCGCAGGCTAAAGTGCTTATAAAACTGTTGCAAGAAGATGTTTTATTTACTGACTCAAATACTGAGCATAAAGATGGTAAAAAAAATAATCAAATTTTGGTTCCTCAGTCAAATTTAAATGACCAACGTGCATTACATTTGGTATTAAAAACCACATTACAAGCTAATAGCCCAAGCGAATTATTAACTTTATTAGATGATATAGCATCAAAAAATGAGTTGAGTTTACAAGACTCGGATACAGCAGTGCTATGGCAAAGAGTACAACCACAAAATACACAGTTTGATTTCTTTGAATCACAAAACGTATTTAGTGCCACTATGACGCAGTTTTTTAAAATGTATTACTTAGTTAAACACATTGATGAAAATGAAGAAATGCTAATTAAAGAAGTTTATCTAGGCCAAGATGGTGAAAATCATCAACTTATAGCTACTTTTTCACAAGGTGAGCAAGTAACCATACCTGCAAGTTAAAAGGATTATTTATGAATGAATTCCAACCCTTTTCAGAGCTTGCTTCGGCAGACTTACAAAATAGACTGGCGAAAATGATTTTAATTGGCACAGTTGCACAAGTTGATTACGACAAAGCCAGAGTAAAAGTAAAAGTTGGTGACTGGCTTACAACCTGGTTGCCTTGGTTAACAAATAGAGCCAGTAATGATGTTAATTGGCAAGCACTTGAAATTGATGAGCAAGTTATGGTTTTTTCGCCTTGTGGTGATACAGCTCAAGGTGTGGTATTAGGCAGTGTTTATCAACAAACACAGCATCAGTTAGTATCTGATATTGCGGTAGAAGATCGTCAAAATATTCATCGAATTAAATATCAAGACGGCACAGTTATAGAATACGACAGAGCTAAACATAAGCTAAAGGCTGATGTAAATGGTGATGTAGAAATGAATGTGAATGGCTTTGATGATTCTGAAGCCAAAGGCAATCTCCAAGTAACAGTCAAAGAAAATGCAGATGTGAATGTAGGCAAGAATATGACTGCGATTGTGACTGAAAATGTAGTGATCACAGCAGGAAAAAGTGCATCAGTCACGGCAAGCGACAATATTGAAATTAAAGCCAAAGCCATTGTATTAGATGCCAGTGCTGATATTACCATTAAAGCTGGTGGTACATTGAAATTAAATGGTGCCAATATCAGTGCACAAGAATAGAGGTGAGCTATGCCAGCAGTATCAGTCGATGGCCACATGACAAATATACATAGTAATTTTTTACCTGGAACAGCCTCAGCAAGTATTGGTAATTTTACTATTGCCGGTAAAGCGTTATTAAGAAAAGGCGATGCCATTTCGACCCATGCACTGAGTACAGATCCTAAAGTAAAACATATTTTACCTTCTATTTCAGAGGGAGCTGCCACTTTTACTGTTGCGGGTAAAGCAATTGTAAGACTGGGTGATGCAACTAGTTGTGGCGCTAAAATGGCACTAGGCATAAGTAGTTTCACAGTTGGTTAAATTATTCTTAACTAGGCTTTATTGAAAAGGAAAACCATATGATAGGCATGAACGCTAAAACAGGAAAAAGTCTTTCTGGTTTAGCCCATTTAAAACAAAGCATTGAAGACATTTTAACAACACCAAAAGGCAGTCGCGTTATGCGTCGTGATTATGGTTGTGCTTTATTTGAACTAGTAGATCAACCTTACTCTGCTGTTTTGGTAGGTGATATTACAATGGAAATATCACAAGCGTTGAATTTATGGGAGCCAAGGTTTGAATTAGAACGTGTAGTTGTGAACCGCATAGAAGCAGGGAAGCTTAGTATAGAAGTAATTGGAAAGTATTTATTGAATGGCGAAGCTGTTCGATTAGAAGGCATTGTTTTTTAACTTTATTAAACAATTTTTACTTTGATGAGATTCTCTCATCAAATCAAATAACAATTTTTATTTTGTCAAAATCAATCGATAAGAGAGCGATCTTTTATCGGCTGCTTAATTTTGACTTTTTTTAACTGACACACTTTCAAAGGAGAAAATTATGTCAGATTTTTTACATGGGGTAGAAGTAATTGAGCTTGATCAAGGGACTCGTCCAATTAAAACAGTGAAGAGTTCAGTGATAGGTGTTATTGGTACTGCACCATTTGCAGATGCTGAAAAGTTTCCACTCAATACACCCGTTTTGGTTGCTGGTCGTCGTAAAGAAGCAGCACCTTTATCTAAGGCATATGCAATCGAAAAAGCAAAAACTGATGCCGTTACTAAAGCAATTTCTGAAGGTAAAACGGAAGCTGAAGCAAAAACTGCAGGTGAGACTGCTGTGACAACGTTATTGGCTTCTGTTGAACTTAAAAATGCAACTGAAGGTACTTTAACTGCCGCGATGGATGGTGTTTTTGACCAAGCGGGTGCCGCAGTTGTTGTTATTCGTGTTGATGAAGGTGCTGATGAAGCCGCTACTTTAAGTAATTTAGTGGGCGGTGTATCTGGCTCTGGTGATTATGAAGGTGTGCAAGCTTTTTTAGCTGCTGAATCTGTATTAGGTGTGTCACCACGTATTTTAGTTGCCCCTGGTTTTACACATCAACGTCCAAGTGGTAATAAAAACCCAGTTGCAACAGAATTGGTGGGCATTGCTGAACGTTTACGTGCAGTAATTATTGCTGATGGTCCAAATACGAATGATGCCGATGCTAAAACATACCGTAAAGATTTTGGTTCTCGTCGTGTTTTTGTTGTTGACCCACAAGTTAAAGTATTTAAAGACGGCGAAGTTGTCGTTGAAGCTGCCAGTGCTCGTGTAGCAGGTATGATTGCAAAATCAGATAACGACCGTGGTTTTTGGTGGAGTCCAAGTAATACATTAATGAATGGTATTGTCGGTACTGCTCGTGCAATTGATTTCCAACTAGGTGATAGCAATGCACGTGCAAACCTATTGAATGAATCTGAAGTATCTACGATTATCCGTCAAGATGGATTTAGATTATGGGGCAATCGCACTTGTTCTGCTGATCCTAAATGGGCATTCTTATCTGTAGTACGTACAGCTGATATGATAAATGATTCATTACTACGTGCTCATATGTGGGCTGTTGACCGCAATATTACAAAAACTTACATCGAAGATGTGACAAATAGTGTGCAATCTTATCTTGATAGCTTAAAAGCGCAGGGTGCAATTTTAGGCGGTAAAATCTGGCCTGAAGATGAGCTAAATACACCTGAAAATATCGCAGCAGGTAAAATTTACTTCAGCTTTGATTTCACTCCACCAACGCCTGCTGAGCATATTGTTTTCCGCAGCATCTTAACTAATAACTACCTAGAGGAACTTGTATAATGGCTAAATCACCTAAAATTCTTAAGAAATTCAAACTATCTGTTGACGGTCAAGGTTACCTTGGCATTGCTGATGAGATTACTTTACCAAAAATAACGGTAAAAACACGCGAAGTGACTTCGGGTTTTCAAGCGCCAATTGAACTTGATATTGGTCAATTAGAAAAACTAGAAGGTTCAATTACTTTACTTGAATATAACGATGCAGTAATGAAGTTGTTAGGTGGTTGGGGTGTTAAAACAACGACAATGACAGCTCGCGGCGCTATTCAAGCACAAGGTGAAGCACCTGTACCAGTTGTTGTTACTCTTGAAGGTTTCTTTAAAGAAATTGATATGGGCAATTGGAAAGATGGCGAAGAAGCAAAACTGACTATGCAATATACAGTGCAAAAATACAAACTGAAAATTGGTCAGGATGAAATTTACAATATCGATCTTTATAACGATACACGTATCATTAATGGTGAAGACCAAATGAAATTACTACGTGCTGCTATCGGAGAGTAATAACAGATGAAAGAAATGATTAAGTTAGCTTTCCCTGTCACGATAGATGCTCATGAATATACCGAGTTATCAATGCGCCGACCTAAAGTAAAAGATCGTTTATTGGTAGATAGAAGTGATTTACATGAATCAGAAAGTGAAGTGCATTATTTTTCACATCTGTGTGAAGTATCTCCTGATATTATCGAAGAGCTGGACTGGAGTGATTTTGTTCAGTTAAGAGAAAAGCTTCAGCTTTTTCTCGGATCCCGCCCAAGCGTTTAAAAAGTATGGTAATTGCCCTCGCAAAATATACCGGGTGGGGAATGCAAGAGCTACTTGATCTCACAGAGACAGAATTAACCATGTGGTTTGATTCTGCTCTGGACTATAAGCAAGCATCAGAAAATGAATGATCTTGCTTGATCGTAATAAAAAGCAGGAATTTATTCCTGCTTTTTACTTTTCCAAATGCAACTCAATTTATCTATGACACATTTATTGTCATATCAATTTCAAATTTTTGGATGCCGCCATGAAAAATAAAAACACCAAAGCGAAGAAGGATCTCAGGCAAGATAGTCGACGCTCAAAACCACTTAAACCCGAGGCTTTAAGCAAAAATGTGATGCGTCCAAAAAGTCCAGTAACGAAGTTTTCACAGTCTTCGTTTAGTGCACCTAAACAATTGGAAGCAGTAAAGGGGCAAACAGATCATAACGCTAAGTTAGGTTCTGTAATTTCACAGATCAGTAAATTAGGTTTTAAAACAAAATCTCCAAAATTAGTAAAAGCAATGAGTGGTCTTGCTAAATTAGATTTAAAACAATTAGAAACAGGTGACCTTTCAAGTTTAGTTAATGGTTTGCCTGAAGTTTTAGAGTCAATTAATTTAAAAGAAGCAATAGATCCTGTTTTATCAAGTATTAATGCATTTGAGTCGTTAGATGTAAAAGCAATTGTTGATGGTGACTTAAGTACTTTAACTAAAGTAGGGCCTGAATTATTACGTAAGTTAGACTTTAATGAAGCTGCCAATGTTTTATCTCAAGGTATGGATTTAGTTGAGCAGGTAGATATTAAGCAAATTGCTAATGGTGATTTAAGTTCAATAGCAAAAGCAGGCCCTGAATTATTACGTAAGTTAGATTTTACTGAAGCTGCTAATGTTTTATCTCAAGGCATGGATATAGTTGAGCAGGTTGATGTAAAACAAATTATTAATGGTGATTTAAGTTCAATCGCAAAAGCAGGTCCTGAATTATTGCGTAAGTTAGACTTTAATGAAGCTGCCAATGTTTTATCTCAAGGCATGGATATAGTTGAGGAGCTTGATGTAAAACAAATTAATAATG